TTCCTCGCGTGGATGTACGGCGCGCAGGACCCGAAGATCGCGGCCTCCACCCGGCTGCCCGAGGACAAGGTCGCGGCGGGCATCGAGCGCTTCTTCAACTCGTTCCCGCAGCTGCGCGACGGGCGTAAGCGCGACCAGGACGCCTTCTGCTCGATGACCCAGCCCAGGGGCCTGGGGACGAACGTCGTGTGGCGCGATCCGGCGGAGACCGTGGAGTCGCTCTTCGGCTTCAAGCGCTACTTCACTCTAGAAAATGCTCTAACGCGTACGCTGTACGACCTCTCCTCCTCGCCCACCGAGGGCCTGAAGGCCCTGGAGCGGAGTCGCGTCAAGGTCCGCCGCCGCGCCGACCGCCTGCAGACCCCCGGCGGCGCGGTGCGCTCCGCGCTCTACGCCGCCGCTTTCCAGCTGCAGGCGAGGAACATGCGCGCCGCCGGGAATCACAGGATCCAGGCCACCGGCGCCCACATCACCAAGGAGCTGGAGCTCCGCTGCTGGCGGCACCAGCCCTACGGCTTCCACCGCCTGGTCGTGCAGCTCATGAACGTCCACGACGAGGTCGACGAGGCGCTGGGCCGGGTCGACCTGACCGCCGACGCCGCCGCGACCGTCGAGGAGTATCGCAAGCACGTGCCGGTCCTGGCGATGTCCTGGAAGACCGGCCTGCGCACCTGGAGGGACCTGTGACCCCCTTCGAAGCCCTCACCCGCGAGCTTCGCCTGCTCGAGCCGGACGCTGAGCAGTGCCTGCAGCTGTCGCGCCTCGCCTGCCAGGCGGCCTGGGTCCGGACGAACGGGCTTCAGTCGTTCACCCTCCCAGAGCTGAAGGGCCGCCTGCGCGTCCACGAGCTCGAGGGCGAGAACCACTACCGCGTGAAGATGATCAGGTACGAGGTCAGGCGCCGCGAGCTAGGCGGCGGCTGCTGGCCGGAAGGGTTGGAGTACGTGCATGACTACCTTCGCTGAGGGCTACCGCTCGCTCGTCGCCGACGTGCTCGCCAACGGGGAGCTGACACGGCCCAGGGGCAAGGAGTGCCTGGAAACGCGGAGCGCCGTGCTGCGTACCGAGCAGCACACGCGGCTCGTCGGCGCGGGCGTGAACTACCGCCTCGCCACCGCCGAGGCGATGGCCTACATCTGCGGGTGGGACGACGTGGCCTGGTTCGAGCGGTTCCGTCCGGGCTACGCGCAGTTCAGCGACGACGGCAAGACCCTGCATGGGGCGTACGGCGCGCGGCTGGTGGATCACCTCGGCGGCGCGCTGAACCGCCTCCTCCAGGACCCCGATTCCCGCCAGGCGGTGGTGAACATCTGGGACAGCGACGAGGACGACCTGGCCTCGAAGGACCTCCCCTGCAACACCCTTATCCACCTCCTCCTGCGCAACGGCAAGCTGCACATGTTCGTACACGTGCGCAGTCAGGATGCCGTGTGGGGCCTGCCGTATGACCACGACGCGTGGTGGCTCGTGCTGCGGGCGCTCGCCCCGTGCCTCGGCGCGGTGGACCCCGGCAGCCTGACGCAGTACATCGACTCGCTCCACGTCTACACCTCCGGCGCCGGGTTCTACGACGCGGAGAAGGTGATGCGGGTGCTAACCCAGTCCCGGCCCGCGGACCCGAAGAACGTCCTGCGCCTGGACTACGGCATGGGCCGCTCGCCTGGCGACCTGCCCGTGCTGCGGCGCCACCTGACCGAGATCCGAGGGCAGGTCGAGTCCGGCGTGCCCGTCTACCCACTCGCGTTCTACCTCCTCAACCGAAAGGACGAAGCATGATGCACGACAGGCGGATCAGGATCCAGGACCTCGACCCCCGTATCGTCGAGGTCATGTTCATGGTCTACATCTGCGGTGTCATCGAGGGCGCGAAGCACGGGCGCAGCAAGGGCAACCTGAAGAAGAACGCCCAGGACGTGATCATCCGCTGCGTCGAGAAGGTCAACAAGCTCAACCCCACGGCGGAGGACCCGATCCTCGGAGACGCTCCCGCGTGATCATCTTCGAGGGTCCGCCAGGGTCCGGCAAGTCGGCGCTCGCCGCGGAGCTGGGCGAGGCGCTTACGTACTACCCCGGCACGGAGGACTTCCGCTACTGGCAGCAGCAGCTCCAGACCGACGCCTACGCCCTGTACGACGGCGGGTTCTACGCCGAGGCGGTCTACGGCCCGATCCTGCGCGGCTACTCCCGCCTCACGCTTTACCAGCTGCGGTATCTGGAGTACCAGGCCGCGACCTACGGCGCCATGGTCGTGTGGTGCAGCGCCAACCAGGACGACCTGCCGAAGCGCGGCGGCTGCATCTACGAGACGGTGCGCGCCGAGGAGCTGGCCAAGCGCTTCGGCGAGCTGGCCGCCTGGAGCCGCCTGCACAACGTGCACTACAACAGCAGCGTCGAGAAGGTTCGTGACATGGCGAACCTGGTGAGGGCTTCTGCCCCCGGCGGCAGGGAGTGGCCGCACAGGGGCGTCGGGTCTACCTCGCCTCAGGCCGTCTTGGTGGGCGAGGCCTGGCCGGGCCACTGGCCCGCGCCGGAGGACGCGCGCTGGTCTACCGAGTATGCGCACCTGCGGCCCTTCGATAGCAGTCGCAGCGGCGAGTTCCTGCTCAAGGCCCTCGAGCCCCTGCCCTACGGCCCGACTACCCTCTACCTGACGAACGGTAGGAAGCAGTGGACGCGGAACTCGATCGCGGAGCTTCGCCTCGAGCTCTCATCCCTCGCGGGCACCCCGCGGCGGATCGCGCTCGGCAACGAGGCCGCGAGGGAGCTGCGTCTCGCGGGGTTCCGCGCGCACGCCGTCGTCCCGCACCCGCAGTACATCAGTCGGTTCCACATCGAGAAGCTAGGCGGTTATACCGCAGAACTGGAGCGAGCGATCCATGGGTGAGAGTGACAACCGTACCCTCCGTGGCTGCCAGGAGCTGGTGGCCCGGTTCCACGAGAAGGTCCTGCCCCCGGACGTGAGCCCCAGGGATCAGTTCCTGAAGCTCGTCGAGGAGGTCGGCGAGCTGTCGAAGGGGTTGACCAAGAAGGACCGCCTGCTGGTGGCCGACGCCCTCGCCGACATCCTCTACGTGCTTTGCGGCCTCGCCAACCTGGGGGGCTACGACCTGGCCAAGCTGTTCGACGCGGTCCACGCCAGTAACATGACGAAGACCCGGGACGGCGGCCTCTCGCCGAAGGGCGCGGGGTACGTGCCGCCCGCCCTCAACGTCGTGCCCACCATCACGAAGATCGTGAAGGAGACCACGTGAAGCTGCGCTTCGGGACCTACGACGTCGCTGAGATCCTCAGCGACGGAAGCGTGACGGTCGATATGCGGGCCGTCACGGCCGCACTGAAGCAGGCGAGGGCCAACACGTACCCGTCTACGAACACCGACGACGGCGCGATGTGCGTCGGCGTCGACGCCCTCGTCGCCCTGCAGGCGCTCGCGTCGCACAAGCACGAGGGGCCGAAGACCTGGCGGAAGCGCCTGAAGGAGTGGCTGTGACGGCGGCGGTTAGCATCCTGATGCTCTGCTTCTGCCATGTGGTCACCTTGCAGATACTCAAGTCCCAGAGCCAGTGCATCAGCAAGATCTCGGACCGCTGCGCCTGGCTCAGCGAGCGGCTCGAGCGGGTTGAGAGGCGCCTGTGAAGCCGAAGCTGCTGACCCTGTGGACGAGGCTAGCGAAGGACGTGGCCGCGCTGTCGACCTGCGACCGCACGCAGGTCGGGTGCCTGCTGCTCTCGCTGGACGGCGATCGCCTGCTCGGGTTCGGCTACAACGGGGGCCCGCGTGGCGGCGCCAACCAGCCGGAAACCGACCAGGAAGGGTCTGAGTTCTGGATCCACGCCGAGGCGAACGCCCTGGTCAAGCCGCGCGGGCTGGAACCCTTCCTGCTTCTCTGCACCCACACGCCGTGCGTGCGGTGCGCCGGGCTGATCATCAACTCCGGCGCGAAGCGCGTGCTATGCCTGGACTACTACCGCGATCGCGCCGGGTACGAGCTGCTGTACGACACCCTGCCCGTAGCTGTCGTGGTGAACCAGGACATCGACGACTACGCCAGGTGGTTCGCGTGAGCGACGACCTTCGCAGGGCGAAGCGCGCCTACGCCGCCGAGCCGACGACGGAGAACTACGTCGAGGTCCAGCGCTGGCAGCTCCGCACGCGGCTCGAGACCCCGTGGCCGTGCGACGGGACGCACGGCAACGGCGACATCCTTCCGGGCCACGACATGGTCGACGTCCCGGGGGGCGACGCGCTCTACGCGGAGGTCTTCCCGAACGGCACCCCGCAATTCACCCGCCTCCGCTGCTGCACGAGGTGCGGCGGGATCAGGCGGGTGGTCAGCATCGCGTCACCTGATACCACCCCGTTCTTCGCCCAGTACCTCGGGAGGCCCCACCCATGAGCAAGCTACCCTACCACAGGAAGCCCACGTACCTGTCCCCCAGTTCCCTCCTCGCCCTGGAGCGCGATCCCCTCGCCTTCTACCTGCACCGCTGCGGGCCGCAGGAGCACGCGCCGCCCAAGGAGGAGACGCAGCTCGCGATGGTCGTGGGCAGCGTCTTCGACGCCTACGTCAAGAACGAGCTGGCCTCGGTCCTCGGCTGCCGCTGCCCCAGCGTAGGCCAGCTGCTCGGTGACATCGAGGCGCAGGACCTCCTGAGCGAGGCCAGCAAGGTCGCGCTGCCCCTCGTGAAGCTCTACAAGGACAGCGGCGCCATGGGCGCCCTGCTTAAGGAAGGGGTCCGCGAGGTGCACCTCGACCCGGAGCGGCAGGTCGTGCCCGGCACGTCCCGCATGCTCATGGGTAGGGAGGTCGGCGGCGTCCCGATCTTCGGCTACCCGGACGCCCTGATCGTCCGGCCTGACGGCAAGCGCGTCGTGCTGGACTGGAAGACCACGAGCAAGCCCTCACCCGACCAGGGCTGGTGGCGGAAGTTCGACCCCGCCGACCCGATGGCGCGGTACGCCCCGCCGCACGACAAGGCGGGCGAGCCGTTCCACACCCTCCACGGCGAGTGGGCCGTGCAGCTGGCGACGTACAGCTGGCTCCTGCGGCCCGGCGTGGGGCACGGCGCGAGCTTCGCCCCCGTCGACGTCGCCATCGACCAGGTCGTCTACGGCAGCGCCGACGCCCGGGTGTACCAGTTCCGCGGGACGCTGACCAGCCAGTTCCAGGACGACCTGCGCACGCGCTACCAGGCGGCGTGGGATAAGATCCAGGACGAGGCCCTCGTCGACGACGAGACGGCCGAGCAGCTGTCGCAGGTCCCGCCCGAGCTCCGGGGGCTGATGTGATCACGGAGGAGTTCCACGCCACCGTCAACGAGCTGGCCCTCCGCGCCAGGTGGACGGGCGACGCGGAGGCGCTGGAGCGGCTGGTCGAGGAGCTGTTCGCGATCGGCCGCAGCGTCTCGGCCAGCATGTTCCCCGTCCTCCACGCCAGGCAGGACGCGCTGGGCCTACGTGACGAGCTGAACCACGCCATCACGATCGCGGCGTGGAAGACCGCCCAGTACTACGACGGCGAGCGGAACGCCGGCACGCTGTTCCACACGATCGTGCGGAGCGAGCTGCAGGAGGTCATCCGCCACCACTTCGGCCACCGGAAGTTCGACAAGGACCACGTCAAGGATCGGGTGAGCCTGAGCGCCCCTGCCTTCGAAGGGGACCACGGCACCGAGCTGGGCGAGGTCATCGCGGCCGAGGAGGGCAAGCGCCACCTGGCGCTGGGCGAGCCCCCGCCCGAAGCCTGCTGCCTGCTCTGCGGCCGGGACAAGCTGGAGCTGCTCGGCAAGCCCGCCGGAGGGCTGTGCAACACCTGCGTGAAGCAGCGCAGCCGGATCAAGAAGGCGACCAACGGCCTGTCGGAGGGCGTGTGCCCCAGGTGCGTCGTGATGCTGGTCAACACCCAGCCGGGCGCCGCCGGTGGTTCGAACATGGGCGGGCGTGTCGCGCGGTACGCCTGCCCGATCTGCAACTGGGACCCGCTAACCTCGTGCAAGGAGTGCTAAGATGCGTGGGACATGTAAGAACTGCCTCAAGCAGGTTGAGTCGCTGAATCACAACCTGAACTGCGTCAGCTGCGAGGCGCCGGAGCTGGCCCAGCCTCGTAGCGCCGTGTACGGCACGAACATGAAGGTCACCAAGATCGGCGAGACCCCCATCGTCGAGCCGGGCAGGAAGGACGACTCCGGCAAGCGCGACTGGACCCTGCTCCCGTTCGACGCGCTCGAGCAGGTCGTCCTCGTCCTCGAGCACGGCGCGCGGAAGTACGGCCGGGACAACTGGAAGAAGCTGGACAACCTGGAGGAGCGTTACAAGAAGGCCCTCATGCGGCACTCGGTCTCGGTCGCGAAGGGCAACGACCTTGACCCCGAGACCAACCTGCCCGAGCTCGCCCACATCGTCTGCTGCTGCCTGTTCATCATGCAGCACGACCTGGACCGCGTGGCGCAGATCGAGGAGAACCTGCCTTGACCACCCGCACCGAGGCCCTCGAGGCCTTCCTCAAGAACCGCACCACCGCGGACCTCGGCGTCCTGTACGACGCCGCGATGGAGGTCCAGGTGATGGTCCACGGAAACGAGGACGAGAAGTTCGAGGACGTCACCGCGGACGGCCGCCGCTTCCGCGGCTACCGCGACGCCCTGACCGGCGAGGTGTGGAAGGACTTCCGCATCCCGCACTCGGACGGGACGTACGAGGACCAGCCCATGACCTTCGCCCTGGACGCCAGGGCCGAGGCCATCGGCCTGACGGGCTGGGACTGGCAGGCCGGCGTCTCGCGCTGGGTCGGCTTCGACTTCGACAGCCTGGTCGGCCACAAGAAGGGGCTGACCGACGCCCAGCTGCAGCAGATCGTCGAGCAGGTGTCCACGATCCCCTGGGTGACGGTGCGCCGGTCCCGCAGCGGGCGCGGCATCCACCTGTACGTGTTCCTCGATCCCGCGGTGGAGACGGCGAACCGCGCCGAGCACGCCGCGCTCGCCCGCGCGATCCTGCAGTGCATGTCCGCCGCGTGCGGCGGCGACCTGAAGGGCAGCGTGGACGTCCTCGGCTGCGTGCTGTGGGTCTGGCACCGCGAGGTGAAGGCCGGCGGGTTGAGCCTGATCAAGCAGGGCGTCCCGCTCGAGCAGGTCCCCGAGAACTGGCGTGACCACCTGTCGGTGACCCGCGACAAGGCGATGCGGTCGTCGGGCGACCCGATCCTCGACGACCTGATCGGCCTCACCAGGCAGGTGCCGCTCGACGCCGAGCACAAGCGGCTGCTCGCGTGGTTCAGCGTCGCCAGCACGAAGGGCGCCAACTGGTGGTGGGACGCCGACCGCCACATGCTGGTCTGCCACACCTCCGACCTGAAGGTCGCGCACGGCGAGCTGAAGCTGCGCGGCGTGTTCTACACGACCGCGCAGTCCGCCGCGTACTCCGGCTACCAGAACTGCTTCGCGTTCCCGATGCGCAACGGCGGCTGGATGGTGCGGCGCCACGGCCACGGCACCGCCGAGCACGCGACGTGGACCAGGGACGCCGCCGGCTGGACCAAGTGTGTGTTCGGCCGTCCGGCCGAGCTGCGCAGCGTCGCGCCCGCGTATGAGGGGCTGGAGTCCGCCAGGGGTGAGTTCGTGTTCCGCGACGCCAAGCGGGCCTTCAAGGCCCTGAGCGACCTGGGCGTGGACACGACGCAGATCCCGCAGCTGGACGGCCTGGCGTGGGCGCGGACGACGGAGATCGCCCAGCACGACCAGGGGCGCCTGGTCGTCCGCGTGGAGCGCGACGTCAAGGACAACGCGATGGCCGGCTGGCTGTGCAACAAGCGCGGCACGCACTGGGAGCTGCTGGTCAAGGGCCAGGCGGAGGCCGACGGCGGCGAGCCCCCTGACGACCTGGTCCGCCACGTCGTCGCCGGCGGCAAGGACGCGGGCTGGTTCCTCCACGCCCGCGGCAGCTGGGTGAACGAGTCCCGGCAGAACGTCACGAGCTTCCTGCTCTCGCAGGGCACGCCCCGCGGCGACATCGAGCCGACCCTCGGCCAGGCGATCGGCGCCTACTGGGAGATGGTGAACCAGCCCTTCGCCGGCGAGTACCCGGGCAACAGGCAGTGGAACAAGTTTGGGGCGCGGCTCGCCGTCACCCCGCAGGAGGGCCCGCACCCCACGTGGAACGCGGTGCTCAGCCACACCGGCCACGGCCTCACGAAGGCCCTGAAGGAGAACGCCTGGGCCAAGAAGGTCGGTTGCCTGACCGGCAGCCAGTACCTGCTCTGGTGGACCGCCAGCCTGTTCCAGTTCCCCCTCGACCCCCTGGCCTACCTCGCGATCCACGGGCCGCAGCGCTGCGGCAAGTCCACGTTCCACGAGGCGCTCAGCCTCTTCTTCGCGGACGGTAGGGGTTATATCAAGGCGGACGTCGCCCTGACCAGCGTGGGCAGGTTCAACGCCGAGCTCGCCGGCGCGGTGCTCTGCGTGGTCGAGGAGACGAACCTCCGGGCCAACAAGGGCGCGTACGACCGGATCAAGGACTGGGTCACGGGCCGCCACATCTCGATCCACGAGAAGGGCTGCACGCCGTACGACCTGAAGAACTCGTGCCACTGGATCCAGTGCTCGAACCACGCGAACCACACGCCCGTGCTGCCCGGCGATACGCGCATCACGATGATCGCGGTGGAGGAGCTCATGGACGAGGTGCCGAAGCCGGAGCTGATGAACCTGCTCCAGGCCGAGGCGCCCGCGTTCCTGAACACGCTCCTCAACACCCGGCTGCCGCCGATGACCGAGCGCCTGCGCGTGCCGGCGGTCGACACCGCCGACAAGGAGGACCAGATGGACATGGCGAAGAGCGACCTCGAGCTGTTCGCCGCCGAGACGCTGGCGGAGGTCCCGGGCTGCGTGCTGTCGTTCGCCGACTTCTTCGAGCGGTTCCACGCGTCGCTGCCCGACAGCCAGAAGCACCTGTGGACGAGCCGGCGGGTGGGCAGGGAGTTCGCGCACCCGCTGTTCCCGAAGGGGCGCTACGGCGCGGGCGGCCAGATCCACCTGGGCAACTGCACGTGGGTCGAGCTGGCGAAGAAGACGGCGCCGGATCGGAAGCTCGTTCGCCAGGGCGACCGTCTCGTGAGGCTGTAATGGACGCTAAGATCCGCGACGCGCTCCGCTACCTGAAGACGCTACCGCCCATGGAGCGGCTGGTCCTGATCATGAACGACCCACGCGACAGCCAGGAGAACCATGACATGACCATGGCGCTCATATCGTTGAGCCGGGTGGGTCGGATGGACGACAACGAGCGGCGGGCCTACGAGCTGCTGCGTACGCAGCCGCAGCTCGAATCCGGGCCCGGCGGCCTGATCTACACGGTGACCCCGTGAACCCCCTCGAGGGTGGGCGGAAGCGGCTCGAGAAGGACGAGGAGAACGCGTTCAGGAAGCTCCTCGTCAGCAAGGGCTGGCACGTCGAGAAGACGCACGGCAGCCTGTACATGAAGGGCTGGCCGGACCTCTACTGCATCCACCCGGCCTACGGCCCGAAGTGGATCGAGGTGAAGCGCCCCGGCGAGGGCAAGCTCGAGGAGACGCAGATCAGGAAGTTCAACGAGTGGCGGAAGTACGGGCTAGGGGTGTGGGTGGTGACGGGGGTCAAGGACTACCCGCTCATCTTCAAGCAGCCGAACTGGCACCACTTCCTCGACCCGGCCCTTCGCAGGCTGTACCGGGTTGAATGACCTATTCGGGGGGATGGGTCAACTACGACAGCATCTACTTCCTGGCCGCGCTGATCAGCGCCCAGGACGGGGACGTGCCGTCACGTAACTGGGTCGTCGTCGCCAGCGCGCCGCTGGTCTACGGGCTCTACCCGACCGCGGACGAGGCCCAGGAGCTGTTCATCGACATCATCGAGGTGGCACTTCCTAAGTGGAAGGAAATCCATCCTTGGGCCCTGCACTGTACCGTGGTCTTAAGGTCCCGTCTAGCTACCATGCGCCGGTCTGAGCGGCGGCGTGAGGAGCGTGGGTTCTAGTGCTAAATCCAAAGCTGATTCTCTACGCCCCGAATGGCTGTCATGTGTACATTGGAGCCAGAAAGCGTGACGGCTATGGGTCTGTGACTCATAAGTCTGGTGAGACCCTGGCGCACAGGGTCGCCTGGGTGGTTACACATGGCCCTATCCCAGACGGACTCTGCGTGATGCACCTGTGTGATAACCGCTCATGTGTAAATCCAGTGCATCTTCGCTTGGGAACTATCTTGGATAACCAACGCGACATGGCACGTAAGGGCCGAGGTGGTCACAGCAGGTTGACCCCTGAACAGGTCGCGTATATTAGGAAAAGCATGGCTCCAAGCAGTAAACTAGCGTCTGAACTAGGTGTGGGCGAACGCGCCATCTCCCGTATTCGAAAGGGCCAACGATGGAAGCTCTAGGCGTTCACATTTTCTCAGGTGGCTTCTCGCTCGGCGTGAAAGCCTCGGGGTTTGACGTCGTTGCCCATTTTGAGGATTTCGCCCTCGGCGACTACTACGGGACTTGCTATAATCTGCTACCCGGTATCACCATCTATAAGGATCGCTACATCTGGCCTTATAGAAAGTTCGCTGGAACACCATTCGTCTACTGTAACCCACCATGTGCCATCTGGTCCGTCGCTGGAGCAAGCATGGGCGCCGGTAAGACTAACTGGATGAGGGACCCCAGAACCAGATGCATCAAGGACTGCATGGAGGTTTTGAGATCCATTAAGCCGAAGGTCCTGGTGTGGGAGTCCGTGACGCAGGCGTGGACCAGGGGTCGTGGCCTGCTCAGGCAGCTGGAACGCGAGGGCCTGCAGCTCGGGTACCACGTGACGTACCTGTTCACGAGCGCGGAGCTTCACGGGATTCCGCAGCCCAGGTTCCGATTCCTGATGTGCTTCCACAAGGTCGCGCTGGACTTCCCCATGCCCACGACCCCGTACCGCAACGTCGGCGACGTGCTGCAGCTGCGGGACCTCGGCGACGGGAGGTGGGGCCAGCTGCTCCCCGTGTGGGGCGAACCGACCATCCACCCAGGCTACCTCGAGCTGATGAAGTGCCTGAAGCCCAACGAGGGCATCAGGGAGGTGGCTCACGACCTGGACTTCGACGGCTCGCCGCCGTTCATGGCGCACCGCCTCCAGCGCGACGGGCGGGGCAAGACGCTGACCAGCGCCGTGATGGAGGTCCATCCGGTCTTCCCGCGGTGGATCGCCAACTCGGAGGTCGCCGCGCTGGGCGGCTGGCCCGTCGAGGAGAAGCTGTACGTCGGCGACGTCGCCAGTGTCCGCGCGCAGCTGACGCAGGCCGTGCTGCCGCCCGTCGGCGAGTACGTGGGGCGCTGCGTGAGGCGGGCGTTGGAAAACGACGTCACCCCCGAGGGATCCCCGGGGGTGAACGTCGTCTCGCACATCCGTGAGGAGCGGCCGTCGCTGGGTTAGACCGTCGCTAGCAATCCGAGCTGCTCCAACGCGGTGATCACGCTCGTGATCGCCGCGCGCGCCTGGGTGTCTACCGTGGCACCCCCCGAAGGGTCGGAAATCCCGGTACGCTGCGTGACCGGCGTGGCGTCGAAGAACCCGATCTTCTGGCCCGAACCGGCGCCAACCTTGACACCCTCGCCGGCGTCCGTGCCGGCGATGAAGGACACGCTTCCATCCGTCGAGATATAGGCGTTGCCGTCCGCGATGTTCAGCACGGTCGCCCTGACCGCCAGCGAGGCCGTCTCCGTACCCTCGTTGAGGGTCAGGACGGGGTTGGCCTGCCCGAGTAGGAGTTGCGTCAGACCGGCAAAGAGCACCCGCGTCCCGCCAGCGGTCAGAGCGACCTCGTTGGCGGCTGGGAAGTAAACGCCCGTATTGGCGTCCGTTCCCCGAAACGCGGGAGCAGCCGTGGTGCCGTCGCTGGTAGCCACGAACTGGCTTGCCGAGCCGCCAGACACCGCCCCCGGCGCCCAGCTGCCGTTGGCCTGCTTGACCAGCGCCTGGCCCGTGGTCGCCCCCTGACCGGAGACGGCGCCGCCGAAGACCCCCATGAGGAACGCCTGAAGCTTACCGAGTCCCATGACTTCGTCCTCCTACTGAATCGGAACGGCGACGTTGATGGTCAGGGTGTCGCCGGCGCCCCAGGTGATGGGCTGCGTGGCGTTGACGTTGTTCCACCCCGTCGTGAAGTTCGTCTGGTACAGGATGAGGACGCTCGTGGCGCCGGCCGCGACCCAGGGATACGCCACGACGTGCGCGGCGCCGGAATCCTGAACCCAGGCGGCACCACCGATTCCGAAGCTGTTGCCGCCGACCGAAAGGTCCGCGACCGTGGTGTAGTTGGCCGGTAGGTTCACGGACAGGGACGCCGCCGTAGGGGCGCCGGAGGTCGCCACCTTGACCTCCATGTGGAGGGTCTTGCCGACCTGCCAGTAGAAGCCCGAGTACGTCGTGTTGGCGCTCCACGAGCCGGTCGGGGTGAACGCGGTACGCGGGCTCGGCGTGTAGGCGAACCCGGGCGCCGTCGTGCTGTCGGGACGCCAGGTGCCGACGGTGTCGTCGGCCACCCAGGTGGTCGCGCTGGTGCAGACCAGGTGCACGGCGCTGCCGACGCGGACCGTCTCGAAGTACCCCGCCGTGGCGCAGGTGACGTCGCCGAGCTGGATCGTGGTGCCCGTCGGGGCGGCGATGCGCAGGCCGTCGCTGTCGACGCAGGTGACCCAGACGTGGTTGCCCACGACCGGGTTGGTCGGCAGGACCAGGCCGGCCTTCACCGTCGTGCCCAGGTTGTTGTACCGCTTGCCCGTCGTCATGGACGCCGGGCTGCCGACGCCCGCCGTCACGCTGACCACGGTGGGGTCTACGGCGCCGGCCACCACGCCGCCGACCGTCACGCCGATGCGCTCCAGGAACTGGGCGATCAGGCCGTTGACCTTGCCCGGGCCCATGTTAGTACTCCCAGGCGCGCAGGTCCACGGCGCCGGCGCCGGCCGAGTAGAGCCGCACCTCGTAGTGGCTGCCGCCGAACGTGTCGAAGAGCGCCGGCGCCCCGACGTAGCGGGTGGCAGCGGCCTTCCTCGCCGTCGCGTCGGCGGTGAGCGTCGCCTTCTGGGCGCAGAGCAGGACGCCGTTGCCGGAGGCGCCGACGCCGGAGGCGGTGTTGCGGTAGTCGTAGATCAGGACCAGCACCGTGCAGGTGTCGGCCGTGGTCGCGAACTCCGCGCAGACGGCGAGGGTCGGGCGGCCGGACAGCGCGCGAAGCAGCGACCCGCTGCTGAGCGGCGTGTCGCAGGTCGTGAGGCTGTCCGGCGACGTGAGGCCGGTACGGTAGAGCGCGCGGCCGGAGACCGTGCCCTCGTTCTTGTAACGCTCGGTGGAGGAAGCCATTGGTGTTCCTTTCTAGTAGGCCGTGACCTCGGCCCAGTCGACGTTGATCGCGGCCGTCCACGTGCCGGTGGCCGGCACCGCGACGGAACGGATGGAGAAGCCCTCGTTCTGAGCGAGGACCAGGGGGTGCTCGCCGTCACCGACCTCGGCCTCCCAGAGTATCGTGCCCGGCGCGATGATCCCACCGTTGAGGCTGGCGGTGATCGGGCCGGCGGCGGCGATGGAGCAGAGGGCATTGGCCTCGAGGGTCTTCGTGCCGGCGCCGAGCGCCGCCGTGGTGGCGATGCGCATGTCGCCGGCGACCATGTCGCTGTTGCCCATGCTGGTACGCCGCTTGAGCGTGGCCGAGATCGTCGGCGCCGTGCCGCCCGTGCCGGCGGCGGTCCAGCTCGTAGACTTCACCAGGTCGATCTGCACGGGCACGCCGGCCGCGAAGAACGTGGTCGACACGCAAGCCGAGATGCGGACCTTCCTGATCACCGCCAGCCGGCTGGCGTGGGCCCAGCGGAACTGGAAGATCTCGGAGTTCGCGCCCAGAGCCGCGGGCAGGATGCCGGTGAAGCCGCCGTAGCAGTAGTGGCCCAGCGAGCCGTACGGCAGCGGCTTGACGGTGAAGTGCCCAGGCACCGCCGCGCCGACGCCGACCTCCATGAGCTCGTTCGAGACGCCACCCTGGATGACCGCCACGCTACACCCCCACCACGTAGTGGAACTTCACATTGCCCTTCACGCGCGTCGCGCTGTTCCAGTAGACGGTCGCGCTTCCCGATCCGGGCGTGGCCGCGCAGACGAGCGCGTCCATCTCGGCCTCATCGCCCAGCGTGCCCTTGCCGGTGTACGGCCCGCCAGCCTGAAGCACGATGATCTTCGTCGTGCCGCTGATGGCCGCGTCGGTGATCGTGAACTGACCGCTGCGCCTCGCCGTGCTTCCGAGGTCGACCTCCACCGAGGTGAGCAGCGAGCCGTTGGCGGTCAGCGCGAGCGTGCCGCTGGCGTTCGGGACGGTCAGCGTCCGCGTGGTCGCGGCGCTGACGCCCGAGAGCTGGAACACGGCCTTCTTGGTGCTGTCGCCGTTGTCGTAGACGTTGAACAGGTTGTCGGCGAACGAGCTGGCGCTCGGGCCCGACGAGCTGGTCTCGTAGCAGACGTAGAAGTAGACGCCGAGCACCGGGTGGATCGTGTTGTGCGCGGTCCCGCTGCCGGCGTTGCCGGCCGTCGTCACGACCCCGTTCGTCGTCACGGCGGACGCAACGTTGCTGAACGACGCGGCCGTGAAGCAGTTGATCGCGCCGCCGCCCGCCGACTGGAACGCAGTCGTCATGCTGTGGTTGTGGACGGGGCCCTCGCCGGCGGTCAGCGCGTGGGTCGCCTCGCCCTTCGCTTGACCCGCGGCGGTGGGGACCTCGCCAGACCCGGCGGCGTCCACGCCCATGAGCGACCGGCCCTTCAGGTTCGGCAGGTTGAACGTGGTGGAGCCGTCGCCGCTCCCGTGCGGGTAGCCCAGGGCGGAGTAGTAGGAGTTCAGGTCGGCGTACGTCGCCCTGGACACCGCGCTGCCGTCGCAGAGCAGGAAGCCCGAAGGCGGGGTGGCCGAGGACCCGCTGACGATGCTACCGATCGCGATCAGGCCGCCGGCGCCACCGCCGCCGCCCGTACCGATCTGGATGGTAGTGCCGTCGACCTTCTTCCAGAGCGGCCCGTCGTAGGTGGTGCTGTCGAAGCGGAAGCCGACCTTGCCGAGGGGGATGTCGTCCGTGACCTGGTTGGTAAGCTCGAGGGTCGTCGGGTCCAGGCGGCCGGTGACGGTCAGCTTGCCCGTGACGATCACGCCGCCCTCGCCGATGCGCAGCCCGACGCCGGCGATCTCCACGCCGCTGCTGTCCGTGGGGCGGAACGACAGGCCCGCGCTGTCGGCGACGGCCCGGACGCCCTGAACCCCGCCGTTCGCGAGGGGCACGCCCCAGCCGATGCCGACGTGGTCCTTCACGGCGACGAACGTCGTGGCCGGCTGCGTGGGGTAGCTGCCCGTCCGGTACTGCTGGAGGGTCAGGTCGCCGGGCAGCATGACCAGGCCGCCCTTGCCGGTCGGGGTGCGCGTGCCGGGCGGGTTGGTGTACGTCCAGCCGCCGTCGAACCCGTTGCCGTAGGCGTAGCCCTCGAGGTTCGCCGTCTGCGGGCGGCGGGCCTCGAGGAACGGGTCGTTGGTCGGCGTGCGCCGCGTGTCCTGGGCCAGGGAGTTGGTCGGGAACGCCTTCACCGCGATGCCCGTCGTGGAGATCGGGTTGGGGAAGGACGCCTTGCTCACGCCAGGGTACGGGTTCGCCAGCACGGGCGGGATCGCCGCGTAGTCGTACGGGCGGAACGCGTTGTTCTGGACGTTCAGGTAGCGGCCAGCCGTGCCCGCCGTCGCGATGAACCCGTCGCCGTAGCCGAAGCCGAAGTCGTACGGCCCGATGGGGGCGTAGGGGTCGGGGAAAGGGCGATACAGCGAGGTGTCGATGCCGAGCGGCCAGGCGGGGTTGGTGTAGCCCCAGGGGCCGACGGTCCAGGGCGAGTCGGGCTCCGGGTTGCCGCCGCCGGGCCCGCGCACGCCGCCGCCCGCGACGGGCGGGGGCTGCCCGCCACGAACGCCACCCTGGAACCCCTTGCCCTTCGTGACGTTCTGGCCACCGCCGTCCGGGCGGAACACCTGAGGGTCGCCGTTGTCGCCCGGGCCGGAAGCCCCGCCAGGCGTCCGGACGACCGTGGTAGGGGGCGGCGGGAACGCGTCGCCCGTCGGAGGCGGCCCGTCCTTCTGCTCCTCGACCCAGCTCTCGGCCTCGATGCGCCACATGCCCAGGTGCTGGCGCGGGGCGCCGTTCGGCCCGGTGGGCAGCGTGTAGGGAGCGGAGGGGTCCAGGCGGATGTGCGCCGGGATCAGGCGCGGGCCGGGCGAGGGGTTGCTGTAGTTGCCGCGGTCGAAGGTGAGCGGCCCCTCGCGGGTAGGACCCTGCCAGAACACCGCGTCCGTGGCGAGGTGCGCGGGCTGCACGCGCTCGCCGTCGAGGGTGGCACCGATGACGTGCTGGCAGGACGCGTCGCCCAGCGTGATGGGGCCGCCGCGGGCCGCGGACATCGGGCCGAAGAGCACCGCCAGGCCGTCGCGCGTCGCCGTGCCAGGGTTGCCCGGCCGGGGCTGCGTGCCGACGTTGACGGCGTTCGCCGGGACGGGCGTGCCGCCGAAGGGCGGCATCGCGATGAGGCCGTAGCCGGCGATCTGGTCCTTGCCGCTGACGCCGTACTGCAGGGCAAGCACGCCGCCATTCGGGCCGCCCGGCAGGACGGGATCCTGGACCCTGGCAACCCGCACGAGGCTTTGCAGCCGCGCCTGGCGCTCGGGGTCGACGGAGGAGTCGTCCTTGAGGTCCGTGACGAGGCTTCCACAGGCGGGCTCGCCGGCCTTGTTGACGGCGACGAGCGGCCCGTTCGGGAAGATGATGGGCAGCTGCTTCGACTCCTCGAGCGCCGAGATGACGATGCCCGGGTAGTTACGCGGCAGGGCCCGCATGGCGCCGGTCGTGCCGAGCGCGGACAGGTCCTTGAACGCCGCGTAGGGCTGCGGGACCCCAGAGGGGGTGAAGTCCTTGATCGGCTTCACGTTGGCGACCGGCCCGTTAGCGATATCGCCGGCGGTGGGGATCGGCGCCTGGCCGACGACCGGCATCGCGAACGACCAGCTGCCGAGCAGCTTGCGGTCCTGGGTCGCCTGGGCGAGCACGGCGCCGACGAGGTCCCCGGCCGTCTCGCGCTGGGGCATGTAGCGCCCCTCGCGGTCCGGCTTGTCCATGCGCACGCCGTAGATGACCTTCGCCAGGTTGTGGGCCCGCTCGGCCGCATGGTCCTGCAGCGGGAGGAAGCCCATCGTGGCGAGGTCGGCGATCTTCACCGGGCACGCACCTGGCTGGCGGCCCGCTGCAGGATCCTGCGCGTGCCGGAGGGGAGGAAGGTCATCATGTCGCGGGGCTCGACGCCCTGGGCGAAGGAGAAGATGGTAGAGAGCGTCCCGTCAGGGGCCAGCTCGTGCATGACCTGGTTCAGGGCGCCGGCGGGCTGCATCTCGGGGCGGAAGACTACCCTGACACGCTCGCCGGAGAGGCGATCGCACAGCGTCTCGTACACCCGGGCAGCCGCGGCGACGGCGACCTCGCGTAGCATGGTCGGCGTGAGCTGGGCGTCGAACGCGATGTTGTCCCCGTTGGCGGCGGCCTCGATCTCCGGCCGGAGGCCGTCGACCCAGGCGGCCCGCGCCTGGAACATGCCGGGGTCGACCTTCACGGCGATCGGCGGGCCCGTGCAGTTGCCCACCAGGGCCGAGGTCAGGACGGTCTGCGCCTCGTCAGGGGTCACGATCTCGACGTGGTAGCGGCTGTCGGCGTCGTTCTGCCCCGCGCACGTAGCGGTAAGCACGACCCCGAGCCTGAACACGGGGCTCAGGGCCAGGTGCTCCCACATGGCGGGCTCCAGGCCGGCCGTGCCGATGTTGTTGATCCAGAACGGGGCGTCGACCTTGGTCTCGACGAGCGGGACGCCGGGGAACACCTCGTCCGACATCCGCGAGAGTTCCTGGCGCGGGACGATCCGGAAGATCATCGCGTCCTGATCTTCCATCGCGACGCTGAACGGGGCGGGGTTGCTGTCCGTAACCGTGCCCGAGAACTGCTCGTCGTGGACAGACACCCACGGGGCGGTCGAACCGGTGTTCACCGGGTCGAGGGTCCGCCAGGTGGGCTTCAGGATGTATGGGCAGTAGACCTCGCTGGGCGCCCGCACGTTCCGCACCGGGTCGTACACGGCGACGCGCGCCGGCTCGATACCGAGCAGCCGCTCGTACCAGTAGGGCGAGATCGCGAAGGTCTGGCGGAAGTGGGTGAGCAGGGTGTCGAAACGGGCGGCCCAGAGGGGGTCAGGGATCCCACCGTTGCTGTACACCTGGCGAATCCGGGCGAAGCCCGAGCAGAAGTGCCGACGCAGCATGGCCATGCTGACGATGCACTCGCTAGGCTGCGCCGCGGCCGGGCGCGGCTGGTCAGCCAGGGCCACGACGTAGTCTAGGATGCTGATCCAGCTACCGTAGCCGACCTCCACGCCCTTGACGCGTAGGCCGGGCTCCTTGACCTGGACGACGTTGACCAGGTCGTAGCCCGGCTCCTCGGCGTCGATCGTACGGCCAGACAGGTCCAGCTGCTCGTCGTACCGGAAGAGCAGCTCGATCTGCTTCTCGAACAGGACGAACATCTGCTTCGGCCGGAACCGCTCGCGGTCCATCAGGTGGGGGTACTGGTTGTTCTCGGCGTGGATGAACGCCTTATTCACCTGCTCGCGCTCGGCCAGGCCGGACTCGAAGTACACACGCAGCGAGCCCTCGGCGGCGGGCTCGCACGACAGGCCAGGCAGCAGGGTGAACAGCTGCGCGAGGGCCTGGTCGGCAGGGCCGTCGATCGAGAAGTTCACGACCTCGATGGTCGGGACGGTCGGCGGGAGGGTGAACTCGATCGGGACCCCTGCCTCCTTGGACAGGGCCGAGATCATGTTGCAGACGGTGGGCAGCACGTCCTGGGCGGTGTAGGGGGCCCGGTTCCGCAGGCTGTGCGGGGCGTAGGCCGTGTCGGCCACCTGCACGGCGGTCTCGAGCCGGGGCCCGACGATGCGACGCTCGACCGACTGCCGCTGCAGGTTGGCGTCGAACGTGACCCACAACCGGGGCAGGACCCAGCGGCAGTCGGCGACGATGATGCTCCGGGTGTCCGGGCCGTCGCCCGCCATCAACCCAGTAACCCAGAGGTTGCTGAAGATCGTGCCGTCGATCTCGAGGCTGATCGGACGGCCGGCAGAGCGCTTGTAGACCTCCTCGGCCCGACGTAGGGACGTCAGGATGGTGGTCACGAACGGGCCGATGCCACCCTGCCGCGCCCACCGGATGGGCGCGTGGGCGGTCAGCGGGACCCCTTCCAGCCTGCAGGTATGGCTCATGGATTCCTGTTGATCAGCTGGCCGTCGACCGGGGCGGGAGCGCCCGCGCCCGTGCCCTGACCGGACCCACCGACCGCGCTGCCAGCGCTGGTGAAGCCGTCCTGCGGGGTGTCGTGGCGTACGTAGGCGAGGGTCCACGTCTCGAAGGTGATACGCACCTGCTGGGTCTGACCGGCGTAGTCGAGCACTAGGCCGGTGTACTTCCTGGTGCTGAGGCGCCGCCGGCCGACGAGCCGGAACTTCTCCTTGTTGACCATGTCGATGGTCTCGACGCGACGCACGATGCCGAGCGAGGCGTCGGACCCGGTATCCGCGCCTTCCGTGACCAGCGTGGTGGTGGAGGTCGCCGCGCCGTCCTGCAGGGTGGAGACCTTGATGTTGACGACGCGGGTCCAGTTGCGCGGGGCCTTCTGGACGTCCTTCGCGAACTGGCTCCCGTCCCACACGGGGGTCAGGCGCTCGCCCTCGTCGGCCTCCTCGTCCGTATCAACCTCGAGCTCGATCAGGGCGCTCGGGTAGGCGAGCAGGCGGTAGGAGGCCTGCACCGTGTTGGTGAAGGGGTCGAAGGCCGGCTGCCGCGAGAGGGCGCACACGGGCCCCTGGTTGCCCAGGACGGTACGCACGTACTCGAAGATCTTCGGATCGAGGTTCTCCAGGATGAAGAGCTTCAGGTTGTCAGGGGCGTCCAGGTCGATGGGATGCGTGAACCGAACGGTGGCCTTGTAAGTGACCTCCACCTCGACGGGAAGCTTGGCCTCGAGCGAGTAGCTCCCGAACTGCTGGTGGTTGATCTGGCAGGTCAGCTGCGGGTCGCGGAAGAGCTCGGTGTGGGTGCCCTCGGCGAGCTTGGCGAAGCCGAGCTCCGAGTAGGTGAGGGAGAAGTCGCAGACCTTGTTTTCCTTATCCGGAACCACCATGGCCGAGACGTTGTCGGCGTTGAGGATGGAGAACGTCGACAGCCAGCCGGCGGCCACGGCCAGACCGCCGGTGGAGAGGTTGTTGTAGTTGGCCAGGGCGGTGTTGCCCGACGTCGCGCTGTACTGCCCAGAGAACATCAGGGTGCGCAGGTCGTTGACACCCGTCGTGCAGGAGATGTTGGCGTTGCGGAGGCCCCCGTCCCCCGAGTAGTCCCAGGGGCGCTCCATGCGAACGCTGACGACGTAGATGGCGGCGAGGCCCGAATCCAGCATGGATCCCGGCTTGTTGGCGCTGGCCCTGGCGTTCATGCCCGTGTTGCCAGAGTGGGAGAAGGTGTAGCGGGTAGCCATGCCGAGCGTGACGACCAGGGTGCCCTTGGGCTTGTTGAACACGCTCACCAGCGCGGACTCGGCGCTAAGGAAGTTCGCCTCGGTGGTCCCGCTGACGATGACCGTGGCCTGCAGCGAGACGGTATCCGTGTTGACCTCGAACGCGAACGGGTCGGTCAGGCGGTAGGTCGTGGAGGTGCCGCCCAGGGTGAGGCCGCCGTAGGTGATGCTGACCTGCCTGTCCACTACCCACCGCCCGCCGAGTGCCCGGTGATCCAGTTCATCATGGCGTTCTTGATCTCGGCCAGGTAGCCGCCGATCTCCTTCAGCGTCTCGTTCGTGATGTTGGGCTGGCTGCTCTGCTGCTCGCGGGTCCCGAGCATCCCGTAGGCGAGGCGCTGGACCTTCTGCTCCTCCTGGATCGCGCGGTCGTTCTCCGCGGTCTTCAGCTGCATGTAGAAGTTACGGAACTCGGGCGTGACCGTGCCGCCATAGCGGGCGATCTTGCTGGTGAGCGCGGCGGTCTCCTCGGCGCCCTTGCTGATGGCCTGCACGCCGGTGCCGAACGGGTCGAGGCCCGTCTTGTCGGCCAGCCACTTCGCCGCGTAGAACGAGATGGCCTGGGTGCCGGTGGTGCCGATGGACAGGCCGGAGTCGGAAGAGTAGCTCAGCTCGCCCGCGCGGGCCGACGCGACCAGGCCCTTGCCGATCGCGCTGGTACCACCGGTGCCGGCGCCGAAGAGCGCCCAGTCGAGGCGACGCTCGAGGAAGGACGACCCGGAGGCGCTTCCGATGTTCCGACCGACGTAACTGGTCGCGGCCCAGGCGCCCTTGACGGCAGCGAAGGACGTCCAGTTGCTCTGCGCCTGGCTGGCACCCCGAACGTTCCGCGTGAACTGCTGCAGGGCGGGAGTGGCGGCGCGAAGCTGCTGAACGAACGACGTGGCGTCCCGGGCCTGGAGCATGTGCCCGGCCAGGTTCGCCTGCTGGTCGTCGTTCTCGAGCGCCGTGACCACTAGCTCAGCCCCCTCACCACCGCGTCAACCGAACGGGAGAGACGCTCCAACGCGGCCGCCTGGCCGCCGTCGTACTCGCTGATCGCCTCGCCGACCTTGCCCTGCAGAACGAGGTTCAGCTTGACCAGGCGCTCGGCCTCGACCTCCGGGCCCGCCTGCACCAGAGCGGCGCGCTGGAGCGGGGTCAGCCGCTCCCAGTCGCCGACGGTCACCGTCGCTCCAGGTATCTTCAGAAAGGCGACGGCCCAGGCGCGCGCCTCGGGCAGCTCCGGGTCGTTGGGGTCGCAGCTGAAGGCGAACGGGCTCACAGGGAGAGCCTCGCCAGCGTGTCCATGGCCCACATCCTCGTGCCCGTGCTCCTGGCGATGAACACCACCGAGAGCATGAGCTCGGTGATCGCGGCGAACGCCATCTCCTCCTCATCGGGGGTGATGGCGTAGACATCGTATAGGATCAGAGCGGGGTGCGTGGGGTTCTTGGGGCTGACGACCAGGTTGCCGATACTCGGGACGTCCGAGCCGGGACGCTTGGTCGTGTTGGCCTGCTCGCCGTCTACGAGCTGCGGGCCGCCGCTCACGGTCTTCACGTTGCCCGTCAGGGCACCGATCGTGGCGAGATCCCACTGCTTCAGGTTCAGCCCCACCACGACCTGCTCGCCAGCGAACTTCAGCCCCGTGATCTGCCCGGCGAACTTGTCATCGCCACCCTTCTCCTCGTGGTGGGCGCGCAACCACCGCCACACAGGCGGGCCGCCGATGACACCGAGGCTCGTGCCCCCGTGGGGGAACGCCGCGGAGAGGTCGGTGGCCCCGTAGCAGACCTGGGCCCCGACACGCAGGACGGCGTCGACGTTAGCGGTGGGCATGCTAGCTCGGGTCGGTGATCGTCGGCGAGGACGACGCCGGCAGGTAGCCCCACCCGGCGCGCCACCACCAGTACTGCACCACGCCGTCCGCGCCGGTGAGGGCGTCGGTCCAGGTGAAGCTGTCGTTGTAGAGGAACGGGGTGCTGCCGCCGACGACGATGTACCAGCTGCCGTCGATGTTCGTGAAGGGGCTGATGATCACGTCGTCGATGACGCAGCTGCCGGTCGTCCGGCTAGCGAGCTCCACCTCGACGGTGAGGTCGGCCTTCTTGATCGTCTGGTACCATAGGTCGTCGTCGAGCGTGAGGCCGACGACGTTCCACGCGCCGTTGCTGAGGCCGGACATCGCCACCGTGCGGGACGTGTTGCCCAGACGGAGGATGATGTTGCCGTCGCAGTTCGACTCCTTGTAGACCGCGATCTGCATCCAGTACGGGGTCTCGGGCACCCACGTGGGCTTCACGGTCAGCGAGGGCGTCTGGACGATCTTGTTGTTGTCGGTGAACCTCACCGCGTAGAGCGAAGTGCCGGACGCGACGCCGTCGCCCGGGTACCCGCGGTACGGGGACGGGGTGTCGAGCAGCACGCGGGCGTTCGCGGTGGACGTGAGGGTCCAGCCGGTCAGCTGCGTGGTCGAGGACGGGGTGCTCGGCGTGCCGGCCGTGGGCGCCGTCCCGGTGTACGTCTCGAACGACGGGTTCTGGATGAAACGCTGGCTGCCGTTGGCGCCCGCGTTCACGGCGGCGATGCTGGCCGACATGCCCGAGCCGAGCACGGAGAGGTAGTCCTGCTCGGCCTCGACGCCACGGAACTCGAAGACCTCCGCGTGCTTCTGGACCTGGTTCTGGTCGAGACGGCAGATCGCCGTCTTCGCCTCCATGAACAGGCCCTCGAGCTCCTTGGCGTCCTTGTCGAGGACGAGGCGCCGGATCAGGCCGTTGCCGGCGTTGCCGCCGGCGGCGGTGATCGTCGGGAAGTTGATGTTGCGCTCCTGGACCGAGTAGCTGTTCGCGACCATGTAGTCGCGGAGCTTCGGCAGGATGGAAGTGACGTCCCGCTCCGGGATGCCTGCGACGCGGGCGATCTCGAAGAGGTGCGGCGTCAGGCGGCGGGCGACCGACTGCGGGGAGAGGATGGCGGACAGCGCGGCGCGGTCGGCCTTCGCCCCGTTGAGCACCCCCTGGATGTACTCGCCCTCCAGCGCCTGGATGAGGGTGTCCTCCAGGCCGAGCCAGTTGGGCGAATTGCTGTTGCAGAAGAGGCTGAGCTTCTGCAGCTGGTTGATCGTGGCCTTGGCCTGGGCCCAGGCTTCCGACCAGGTTGGGTCGCTCACACGTCCTCCTGGGTCACGTCGCAGCGCAGTTCGTAGTTGCCGGTCTCGTCCTTGCGGACGTCGACGGTGTAGAAGGTGCGCCCGTTGATGGTGATCGCGTCGCCGCGACGGGGGTTACCGCCGGGGTAGGTGGTGGAAGGGCATAGGAAGATCGAGCGACCGCGCTCGTCGATGGCGCCGACGAACTCGTTGAAGACCATGCTGACCTGCTGGCCGACGAGAGACCGGTCGACCAGGGTGACGGAGACGGTCTGGCCGAGGTGCTGCTGGAACCGCGGGTTCGCGAGGTCGACGAAGTAATCGTACATCTCCGACATTACTTCGCCTCCTTCTCCCACACCAGCCGGTCCGGCCTACCGGAGTCCCCGTGGATCACCTGGGGAGGGTTGGTCGGCATGGGCTCGCCGCGGGTCTCGAAGATCGAGCGCATCGCGGCGGTGAAGTTGGCGGCGGCCTGGGCGTCGAGCCCGTCGACCTGCGCCAGAAGCCGGGCCTTCTCCTGACGGAGGCGGCCCTCCTCCCCGCCGACGTGGGCGAGGAGGAGGGCCTCGGTGGGGTTGAGCTTCAGCTCAGGCATCGTTGACCTCCGGAGGGCTAGGCCCTCAGTACTACGAGCTGGCGACGCCCGTGAGGATGTAGCCGCACACCGTGTACAGGATCTTCTCCTGGACGTCGATGCGCGCGCGCATGATGTCGGCGCGGACCCGCTCGTCGCGGTACTGCTCGACCGTGCCGCCCTCGCTCGACCCGTCGCCCGTCCAGTGGAACGTGCGACCGAGGCAGGGCTCCTTCAGGTCCTGGCTCGTGGCGATCTTCGCGAGCATGCACAGGGTGTTGCCCCAGATGTTCGCGAAGGTGATCGTCTGCGGGCCCGTGACCTGCGGGGTCGAGTTCCTCATCGTGTTCGGCACGATGAGCCGGTCGACGTTGAAGAGCGCCGCGATCATCTGCGGCGTGATCTTCTTCGGGTCGTCGAGCCCACTGTACTTCAGCTGGTCGACGACCTGGTCGCACCGGGCGAGGTTGCGCATGGTGACGTCGTTGACGATCACCGCGTTCGGCATCATGCCCGACTGGGCCTTGAAGAGGTTCGTGGCCGTGACGATGTCGTCGAGCGGCGTGGCCGAGGCGTAGATGTCCCAGGCGGTGCCGACCGCCGAATTGTTGAACGTCGACGTGTTGAACACCGCGGCCGCGATGCGCTTCTCGAGGTTCCGCAGGACCGCGTCCATGGCGCGCATGGCCGCGATGCGGTCGAAGTCGATCGTGTACGCGTAGATCTTGCGCTCACGGTCGTCCATGACCTCCTCGGCGCCGTGCTCCGTGGTCAGGTAGGAGTCCTGCTCGAACTCCCAGTCCTGCCGCGAGTAGCCGCCGCCGCTCGCGCGCGTGGTGTCGCGCTCCGCGAGGAGCGCCTCCACCGGCACGCGCGAGAAGTTGGCGCCCTGCAGGTTGACGTTGAAGACCGGGAGCACCTGCAGGCCGATGAAGCCCTGCATGGACGCCGCGAGGTCGAACTCCTCGAAGCTCTGCCCGAGGTCGGGACGCTGGAACGTGGTGCTGGACGGGGCGGGCATGGTTCCTCCTTACCGAGCCTGCGCCACGAGGACGTAGTCCACGAGGAGCGTGACGTTGGTGGTGCCGTCGCCGTTCTTCACGCCCACGAAGGCGCTCATCTCGGTCGCACCGGTGTAGGTGAAGGCCTGGGAGCCCACGAGGACCCCGTTCACGTACATGTAGGCCGTCCCGCTCGTCGACGACGTCGGGATCCAGTTGAAGGCGAGCTTCTGGTAGGTCGTCCCGGGCGTGCCCGGGTTGGTGAGGGCGATGGTCGTCTGGACGCCGGCGATCGAGGCCTCGGCCTGCCAGTTGGCGGTGCCGTCGACCTTGAAGAACACCAGGCCGCTGTACGACGCGGGCGGGCCGCCGCCGTTGTCGAGGATCGTGTTCGCCGCGTTGGAGGCGCTCACGAGCCCGGCCATGACGTTCGCCGTGTTGGCGCCGTCCGCCGCGGCGAGCTTCAGCCGCGTCTCGAAGAAGATCGGCTTGTCCGCGGCGAAGAGGAACGGCTCGTTGGTCGTGCCGCAGTACGACTCGTCGTTGTCCGCGATCGTGCCGTCCGAGGCCTCCAGCTGCAGGACGCCACCGGCCTGGTCCACGATCGTGATCGTGCCCGAGTCCGTCTGCGTGCCGGTCCACAGGCGCTCGTTGCCCGTGAGCAGCAGGTCCATGAAGTCGTCCTTCAGGACGAAGAAGTTGGCCACGTCCGAGAAGTCCAGGTGGACCGCCGGAAGGACCTCGATCACCTGCCCGGCCCCCGTGGCCGCGTACAGGGCCTGGCCAAGGGCGATGCCCGAGGCCGTCGACGACGCCTGGCCGCTGGCGGCCGGGTAGACGTTGGCGAGCGCCGTGATGGCCGCGGCGGCCACCATGAAGATCGTGCCCTGCTTGTTGTACAGCTGGATCGCGATCTTCTCACCGCTGGCGACCGCGGCGCGCGTGACGCCGATGCCGCGCTCGCCGACGCCGGCGGCGACGACGGTGATGGGGGACGTGACGCTCGAGCCCACGCTCGGCTTCACGCGCACGTACTTGCCGAGCGCCTCGCCAGCGATAGCGTTCAGCATCGGCGTGTCGTTGTTCTGGCTCACGGCCTAGCTCCTCGCCCGGGCGGGCCGGGTCGCGTTGAACTCCGCGAGGTAGGCCTCGTGGAGCTGGGGGTTGGACTTGGCGAGGCGGGCGACGGCGTCGCCGCGCTGCTTGCCGGTCGGGACGGGGATGTGCGCGAGCAGCTGGCCGAGCTGCTCGTTCCACTGCTCGATGGCGGACTGCGTACCGCCACCGGTGGCGGTCAGGCGGCCGGGCACCTCGGGGAGGGGCTGCGGCTTCGAGAGCGCCTTCTCGAGCTTCTGCTCGAGCTCCTTCGCGTAGTCCGCCTCGGCCTCGAGCAGGCTGCTGCCGAGCTCGATGTGCTTGAGCGCGTGCTCCGCGTTCTTGCTGAACCTCTGCTTGATGGCCGAGACGCGCTTCCGCTCCTCGGCGACGGGGTCGACGGTCGTCGACATCTTGGTCTCCTTGGCGGAAAGCTCCGCCCTCTTCACCTCCACGTCGCCTGCCCCGCCGACGGCGAGGACAGCAGACGACGTGTTGCCGTCGGCCCCGACGGGGCAAACGGAAGACTCGTAGACGCGAGACTTCGTGACGAGCACGAAGGGCCCCTTCTCCTTGCGGCCGTTGACGGCGCGCTCCTCGCCCTCCTCGACGAACTCCGCCTCGAGGGTGCGGACGCCGATGGAGGCCTGCCAGGGGAAGCCCTGCTCCGAGAGCTGCTGCACGTCACGGGCGGCCTGCGTATCGTACATGTCCCCCTCGAGGATCAGGCCCTCGGGGGTCATGGCCGCGTGGGTCGCGAGGCCGACGATCTTCGTGTGGTCGTGCTGCTGGAGGAAGGGGAGGCTCTTCGGGGTCGTCATGCCCGAGAGCTCGTAGATGAAGTCCGCGAACATCCCCTGGACGCGGCTGCCGGCATGCGCCCGCTGGCGCAGGCGCTTCGTCGGCTTCGCGGCCGCGGGGTCGCTCGGGGCGGCCAGCTCGACGGAGCCAGCCAGCTGCACGGTGCCGGGGAACTTCATGGGGCCTTCTTGGGGGCGGGCTTGCCGCCGGCTGGGGCGGCGCCCGGGGGCGGGTCCGCGAACTGCTCCTTGACCTGCCTGGTCACGCCCGCCGGGGCGTCCAGGTTGAGGACGTCGCGCCACGTGACGCGGTCCTCGTCGTCGTTGCCCTTGTTGAGCTCCTTGGCCTTCTGAACGGCCATCCTGATCGCCGAGGAGTAGTCCTCCACGATCTCCTTGCTCACGTCCTCCCAGTTGTTGCCCTGCTCGGCGTGGAGCCGGCGCGGGGACGTGAGCAGGTTCTTGCTCCGGACCTTGTCGGCCTCGGCCTCGACCTTCGGGTCGACGTAGGGGAACCCGGGGACCTGCCACTCGTGCTTCAGGAGCAGGCGTTCCTGCTTGCCCTTGCGGTCCGGGAACCAGGAGGAGACCAGGCGCTCGTAGGTCGGCCGGTGCAGGCGGGAGGTCAGGGCCAGGTGCTGGCGGATGAACCCGCGGCGGGCCATCTGGAGCACGCCGCGGTAGCCGTGGAAGGTGGTGTCGGAGGTGTCCATCATGGACAGCTCCAGCGGCATCCCGATGCAGCCGCCGACGAGGCGGAGGATCAGACGGACGTGCTGCTGGAACTCGGGGCCAGGGACGCCGCTCGTGAAGGGCGCGACCTTCTCGCCCGGCCGCAGCCGGACCATCGCGCCGGGGATGATCTCCTCGGAGACGCGGTCCGACGCGTCATCCTGGCTCTCGGCCGTCTGGGCGCCGAACTGGAAGTTCTTCTCGCTCGTGATGAACGCGGCGATCGAGCTGACGACCTGCTGCTGGACGAGGCGGGCGTAGTTGATGTCCTCGAACATCCCGATGGCGTCGAAGCAGGCATGCAGGACCGTGACCCCGCGGTTCTGCGTCATGCGCTCGGGGTCGAAGACGTGGAGCACGTTCGGCCAGCCGGTGGCCTTGTCGAAGGCCGGGATGACGATCGTCTGGTTCTGCGCGACGGCGGTGGGGATCCGCCGGATGCGCTGCTTGCGCTGGCCGGGCTTCGGGACGAGGAAGTGGTAGCCCAGGACGCGGTCCGTGACGTAGTCGATCTCGATGCCGTGGACGATGTCGTCGTTCTGGTTGTCCGGGGAGGCGACCTTGTCCCCCTCGTGGTACTGGAGGCAGATCTCGTCGCCGTCCGGCCCGCGAGACGGCCGCACGATGTCGAACGCGTCGCCGTCCACCATCGCGGTGCGGGCGTTGAACTGCTCCATCTTCCAGAAGGGGTGCCGCTGCGAGTAGTCGCAGCGCTTCGGGTCCTGCGCCCACTCCTTCCAGCGCTCGCGGATCTCCGCGTTCAGCCCGTCGTCGCCGGTGGCGGGGTGCGGCATGAGGCCGCTGCCCAGGATGTTGTCGCAGGCGCGGGTGAAGAGCTGACCCACGAAGATGTCGTTGCGGTCCATGTCACGAGCGTACTCGCGCATATTCCAGTAGCGAAACTCCTGGGCGTAGTGGGCATCGCCCGTACCGCCGAGGTTGTTGCGGGTCCGACGGAACTGGCTGGGATCCGTCGCGGCGTAGTTCAGCTCCTGGAGGCGGCGCTCCTTGATCGCCGCCTTCATCCCGGCGAAGGCCGGGAGGGCGTGGACCACCCGGATGGACCGCTCGTGGGCGGTCCCGTTCCGGGTCGGCTCCTTGCTGTAGAGCTGCGCGAGGTCCACTAGGAGTTACCGGTCCTAAAGTTGCGGAAGTCGGCGTACGTGACGGCCGGGCCGACCTGGGCGGTCGGGTCCCTGGCGACGAGCCAGGCGAGGGCGTCGTCGCGCTCCTGCTTGACGACCTGGACGTTGAAGGACAGCGTGTTGCTGGCCTTCTCCATGTTGCTCGGGGTGCGGCGGAGGAGGATGGAGCAGGCCGTGATGAACGCCCGGGCCTTGTCGAGGGAGTTGTCCTCGACGTAGCTGGCGTTCGAGTCGTACGAGGCCATGACCTCCGCCAGGGTGGAGGAGCCGTTCAGCGTGCTCATCTTGGCCTCCTCGTGACCCAACCACGCCCGTTCGGGCGGGCCTTTCCGGCGTTCTCCACGCCACGGGTGGAGGGCGTGCGGCCCACGGCGGGCTGCGGTAGGGGGATGGCGGGCAGGTCGTCGTCAGGCGGGATGAGGTCCACCCTCATCATGTCGGCCGCCGCGCAGGCGTAGACCGTGCAGTCCCAGAGGTGGTTCGGGCGGCCCTTCGTGATCGGGCGCCAGACCATCCGGGCCTTCTGGCCGTCCCGCTCGAGCACCCGGTGCTCGCTGGTCATGTGCTCGCAGTAGACGTTGTCGATGCCCTGGCACTCCTGCCAGAGCTCCACCCCGCCAACCTTCTCGTGGATCCGGACGCTCAGGACGTCCTTGAAGTAGTGGACGTTGACCAGGTTCAGGGTGACGTCGAAGGGGGACTGGCCGCCAGGGGGCTTGTAGGTCACGAGGCGCGGGGAGACGGGACGCTCGCCCTTGATCGTGCCCTTGATCGCCTGCACCCGGTTGCCGTTCTGGACGCAGAAGCGGTAGACCTCCTCGGTACGGGACGCGTGCTCGTCGAGCACGTCGCTCGTACCACCGGTATCGATGGCCATGAGGCTCACCGACATCTCCGGGCGGACGTTTCCCTCCACCTGGAACCGGGCGTGCAGCACGCGCTGCTTCAGCTCGTCGAGGGTGTGGCAGTGGCCCCAATCCAGGAGACGGGACCTGTAGCCCGCGCCGAAGGCCCGGATGACGTACCAGGCATCGCGCCCGCCGGTGTCGGCCCCGGCGATCAGGTAGCGGGCCCAGACGGGGACGATCCCCCGCGCGTGGCCCTTATTGGCCTTCTGCTCGAAGATGTTCGCCTCGAGGCGGTTCATCTCCTCTTCGAACGGCTCACCGAGCCAGCCGTTCATGAAGTCCATCATCGCCGAGAAGTCGGCGCGCGAGCGGAGGAAGGTCCCGACGACCTTCTGCCAGGTGACCCAGGGGCTGTAGAGGCTGGTGATGTGGAAGGCGAGGCGTGAGGGGCGGGCGGCGTGCGGGATCTCGTCCAGGCGGAGCCCGGACTCGCTGATCCAGACGCCCCTGGTCAGCATCTCGTGACGATCGGCGAGCGTGATCTTACGATCGCAACCCTCGCACTCGAACCACACCGGGACGCGGCCGTCCTCGACCTCCGTGGCCAGGAACGTCCGCTCCAGCTCGCCCTCGGGAAGCGGCCCGCCGGCCACGGCGGACTTCCCCTGGCCCCACCGCATCCGCGCCCACGCCAGGGTCTGCAGCTTCCCGCAGCCCGGGCAGGGCAGGTGGAACCGGAAGCGGTGCTCCCTGGCGGTGCCGTCCCAGCCCTTGTAGATGTGCCCCTGCTTTGTGGTCGGGGTGCTGATCTGGATGGTCTTCCTACGGTGCGCGTAGGTCAGCTGGCGGTGGCCGGCGAGGCGGATCGGGTCGGTTTCCTTACCAGAGAACGTGGGGTACTTGTCCGTCTCGTCGCAGATCACGTAGCGGCAGGGGCGGGTGGCGAGCGAGGCGGGCGACGCGGCGTGCGCGCCGTAGACCTCCATGGAGCGCAGGACCAGGGAGCTCGCCTTCAGGTCGTTGACGTTCCCCGTCATGTACATCCGGAGCCGGGGCGTAGACTCCAGCATCGGGATGACGCGTTCGGTGAGATTCTCCCTGGCGGTCGGCTCCGTGGGGAACACGATCATGCAGGGCGCCGGGTCGTGGTCGATCCAGAAGCCCAGCGCGTTACGGGAGGCCTCGCTGAGGCCGACCTGCGGGGTCTTCATGATGATGACGTCCTGGGTGGTGTCGTCACCCATCGCGTCCATGATCGCCCGCAGGTACGGGGTCCGGTCCGTGCGCCACGGGCCCGGCTCGGCCGACTTCCCCACAGGGATGACGCGATAGCGGTCGGCCCACTCGGAGACCGTGAGGTCGTCCGGTGGGGCCCAGGCGCGCCGCTCGTCGTCCGTGAAGGGGTTGTCGACGTCCACTACTCGTCCTTGCGACGCTCCAGGATCACCTGCATCGCCGCGGTCTTCTGCTCTCGCGTCGGCCGGGGAGCCCGCTTCACGAGCTCCTGCAGCTTCCTCTGACGCTCGACGATGTTGCACTTCTCACAGCCTTCCACCTTGCAGTGGAGGTAGTCATGCGTGAAGACCATCCGTCACTTCTCCGGCCAGTCGGCCACGTTCCCGCCCAGGGCCTTGTAGATCTCCTTGTCGCTCTTGCGCCAGGCCTCCTGGAGGGCGTCGTTCTGGTCCTGAACCCTCTCGAGCTTCTTCCAGAGGACGAGCACGGCGATGCCGAGGATGACGGTCGGGGACATCTTCGCGATGGTCTCACCGAGCGAGAGGACCTCGGCCTGGGCGAGGGCCAGCTGGGCGAGGGTCAGCTGGATCAGGTTCAGCATGGTCACCTCGTACCAGGGCATGCTCACGCCTCGTCGTTGATGGTGCCGTTCGTCGCGGTGATGAAGATGTTGGTCCCGTCGGAGACCAGCTCGAGCCAGGCGCCGTTGCCACCGAGCTCCTTGTACTTCCCCGCGGTGGACAGGCCGCCGTTCGTGTTCACGAACTGCTCGGTCCCGTACGGGTCCAGGCGGAACGTCTGGGCGGCGAGGCGGTGGAAGCGGCACATCTGGCCCTTCCACTGCGCCGCGGGCGGCAGGGTGAGGGTCACGTTGCCCGTGGCGCCGCGGTTCGTGTGGAACCCCAGGCGGTCGGGCGTGAGCGTGATGCTCGTCGTGTGGGCGTTGGAGAAGCGGAACTTCCTCGGCAGGCGGAT